CTGTCGCACGACGACTTACCTGATGCGCTGGCCTATGTTGACCAGATCAGCAGTGCAGTCTACTCGACCCACGACATACAAGTTGACGAGTGGCAGCCTCTTGACGAGGTAGCCGGATACTAGAGGATAACCAATGCCAACGAATGACACTGAACAAGTTGAGGAGATGAACGAGGCGAAGTCCGCGCAAACCGCGCTTGTTCAGTGGGTAATGAGCAATGTGACGCAGTGGCGCAATGACCGCGACCGCACGCACAAGGAGCGTTGGGAGGAGTACTACCGGCTGTGGCGTGGAATATGGGCGGCGGAAGACAAGACCCGCCAGTCTGAGCGCAGCCGCTTGATCACGCCCGCACTGCAGCAGGCGATCGAATCCGTGACCAGTGAGATCGAGAGTGCCATCCTTGATAAGCCGGAGTTCTTCGATGTGGTAGACAACCGCACCGATACGGAACCGGCAACATTGATAAAGCTCCGTGCTCAACTGCGGGATGACCTTGAGGAGGCTGACTATGCGCAGGCCCTCAACCAGATATTCCTTCAGGGTTCGATCTTTGGCACCGGCATTGGCAAGATCGACGCGAACGACGTGGACATCCCTACGATTGTGCAGTCACAAGACGGCATGACAGTAGAGAAGTCCAACCGCTTCTTGTGTTCGCTGATTCCGGTCTTGCCTCAGGAGTTCGCCATTGACACGGCAGCGTCCAACATCGAGGACGCCCTTGGCTGTGCGCATGAGTATGCAACTCCACGCCATGAAGTCGTAGCCTTGCAGGACTCGGGCACCTACATGGACAATGAGATCGCCGCTCCGGCGACGCCGACTGATCCGATCCTATCAGACGAGACCAAAGATGCGAATAGCAACTCGGTCAATATCTGCGATTACCGCGGTCTTGTGCCAAGAGCGTTGCTCGAAGCAGCTCAGCCGCTTGGTGAGAACGAGGTGATGATCAGCCTGTACCCGGAGGATAGCCCGGAGGACGAGCAGGCCGAAGGCGAGACTGAAGGCGCTTACGACCCGGACGATATGGTTGAAGCCCTGATCGTTATCGCGAACGAAGGCACTCTGCTGAAGGCGATCGAGAACCCACTGCTGCTGAAGGATCGACTGTTCGTTGCCTACCGGCACGAGATCGTTCCTGATCAGTTCTGGGGCCGGGGTGTTGGCGAGAAAGGCTACAACTCGCAGAAGGCGCTCGACGCCAGCATGCGTGCCCGCATCGACGGGCTGAGTCTTACCGTGCATCCAATGATGGGTATCGACGGAACGAAGATGCCACACGGTTTCAAGTTCAGTGTCTCTCCCGGCAAGTCGATCGTGACAAACGGAGACCCGGACACTGTACTGCGCCCGGTACGCTTCGGAAACATCGACCCCAATGTCTTCACAGACAATGCCGAGCTTGAGCGCATGGTCGCTATGAGCACGGGCGGTATGGACATGGCTGCCCCGGTCAAGGCTAACAACAGGAATGAAACGGCATCCGGTATGAGTATGATGCTCGGCTCAATGGTCAAACGTGCGAAGCGGACGATCCGCAATATCGAGCGCGAGATGATCATTCCGCTGATCACCAAGACTCACCGGGCCTACATGCAGTATGAGCCGACCTTGTACCCGGCGATGGATGTGACTTATCGTGTAACGTCTGTGCTTGGAACAATGGCGCGGGAGCTTGAGCAGCAGCAGTTCGCCACCATGCTCAACACGGTAGACCAGAACAGCCCGGCCTACTGGATGCTGATGAAGTCGATCTACTCGACTAGTTCACTCAGCAACCGGGAGGACATGCTGCCAATGATCGACCAGAAGTTGCAGCAGGCAATGCAGCCGCCTCCTCCTGATCCGTTACTGGAACTGAAGAAGCAAGAGCTGGTCGCGAAGATAAAGAACCAGCATGCCGCTATTCAGGTACAGTATGTACGGGCACAGGCTGAAGTAATACGCGCCGCCAATGACGCACGTCAGGCGCCATCGAAGGAAGCGCAGGCTGAAAGCCAAGCGATCCTGAACCTTGCAAAGGCACAGGCGGAGTCCATGAGCGTGTCGATGCAACAACTGGAAGGACAGCTTACACGCTTGGAAGCGTCAAGTGTGGCTGACCAAGGGCTAGCAGAGAGGTTGATAAACGATGTCACAGCGGGAACAGCGGGCGGAGGAGCTTGAAGCTCTAAGTAAGATGTTCATGTCGAAGGGCTGGAAGATTGTGGAGAACGATCTTGTTGGCTCATTGAACATGATGGTAACAACCAAGTGGCACGCATGCAAGACCGGCGAGGAGCTGATGCAGGCTAAGGGCGAGATCGAAGCTCTGGCCCGCATGGTGAACTTCAAGGCACTGATCGCCAGCGAGATCGAGAACTTCGACAAGCTGCAGTTCGCGGACGAGGAGCAGCCCGATCAGAAGAACTCGCTGGAGGAATAGACATGCGAGTCTATGACTACACTTGTGAGAGTTGCGGAGCTACTCACGAGTGCTTCGTCGCGAACAGTGAGGTGGACACCGTAGCTTGCAAGAGCTGCGGTGGCACCGCACAGCGACAGGTATCCGCACCCCGGTTCAAACTTCCCGGTGATGACCCCGGCTTTCCCGGCGCGTGGGACAAGTGGGGACGTGAAGCTACCAAGCGACACAGAGCCGCCGACAAGAAGGCCCGTGAAAACGGTGAACTGTAACTTATCCTACAACCCCACGGGGCAGGAGCATTTGTAATGACTGACAAAAGTGATAGCACTACCGAGCAGCAAGAGGAAACTGTAAACTTGTTCTCTGACGGTTTCGACGACAAGAGCCTTGTGGCTCCCGCCGAAGGCACCGGAGATGGTGAGCAGAAGCAGGAACAGAAGGAAGTGACTGCTGAAGCCGACGACAATGTGCCCGACAAGTACAAGGGCAAGTCGCTGGTGGACGTGATCCAGATGCACCAAGAAGTCGAGAAGGCTTACGGGCGCGGCCAGAATGAGCTGGGCGAGCTTCGTCAGTTGACCGACCAGATTCTCAAGCAGCAACTCGGTGAGACTACCGCAGCGCGTAAGAAGCTCGAAGCTGACACCTTGCTCGAAGACCCGGATTCCGCCATCAATGGCGCTGTCGCGGACAACCCGAAGATCAAGGAACTGGAAGCGAAGCTGACTGCGCGAGAGCGTGCCGACAACCTTGCAGCGTTCAATCGGAAGCACCCGAAGGCGGGTGAGATCGTCAATGATCCACGATTCATCAAGTGGGTAGGCGAGTCTCCGACGCGCAGTAAGTTGGTCGCGCAGGCTGACCAGACCTTTGACTACGAGCTTGCATCGGAGATCATCACGATGTTTGAGCAGACCCACCTTGAGCAGGGTGAGTCCAAGGAGGAGGGCAAGCAGGCCCTCAGTAACGCGAAGCCCAGCAAAGGAAGTGCTACGGGGGGCAAGCGTGTTATCTTCAAGCGGTCTGAGCTGATGCGTCTCAAGATGGAAAACCCCGATCGGTACGAAAAGCTGCAACCTCAGATCATGTCGGCGTATGCCGAAGGTCGGGTGCGGTAACATTCACTTAGTCTAGGAGCATTACAATGGTTTATCCTTCCGGTGGTTTTCAGACTGTAACCACGAACGCCAACTTCATCCCCGAACTGTGGTCCGATGAAGTCATTGGTGTGTACAAGAACAGCATCGTGGCTGCACAACTGGTCAAGAAGTATCCTTTCAAGGGCAAGAAGGGCGATGCCGTCAATGTGCCGAAGCCTGCGCGTGGTTCTGCCAACGCCAAGGCCGCGAACACTGCCGTCACCCTGAACGTCGACACGGCGGGCACTCTGCAGATTCTCGTTGACAAGCACTACGAGTACTCGCGGGTTATCGAAGACATCGCCGAAGTGCAGTCGCTGGCCTCTGCCCGCGCCTTCTACACCGACGACGCTGGCTACGCGCTGGCGAAGCAGGTTGACACCGACATTCTGGCGAACGTCGCTACCTTTCAGGGTGGCACAGCTTACTCGCTGGCTTACGACGGTGCCGTTGGTACGGCTGCATGGGACCCGAACGCCAACACCAATACTGGTAACGGTGCGAACCTGACCGACATCGGTCTGCGGCGCCACATCCAGCGTCTCGACGACGCAGACGTGCCGAACGATATGCGTTCCCTGATCATCAACCCCGGTCAGAAGAACGTCCTGTTGGGCATCGACCGCTTCAACAGCCGCGACTTCGTTGGCGACAGCATGAAGGGCGTACAGACCGGCAAGTTCGGTGAAGTGTATGGCGTTCCCGTCTACGTCTCGACCAACCTTGCGACCCTGACTGCAACTGACACGACCACCAATTACAAGGTGTGCGTGCTGATGCACAAGGATGCAGTCGTTCACGCCGAGCAGTTGGCTATCCGCTCGCAGACTCAGTACAAGCAGGAGTATCTCGGTACTCTGTACACTGCGGATACCATCTACGGCACCAAGACCTACCGCGCCGAGAACGGTGTGGGTATCGTGGTTCCGGCCTAAGACTAGCCCCTTAGGCTGATCGTTGCGGCCTCTGTCCTTAGGGACAGGGGTCGCTCTTTTAAGGAACATGGTATGACAGGACACAACGTACATGAACGGGCCGCTGATGTAGCTGCGGCAACCTCCGCTGCTTGTGCAGGGAGTACGTGGCTGATCACGACCAACGAGGTACTGCAAGTGCTGGCAAGCACCGTGGCTATTATAGCCGGGCTTGCTGGTATCACATCAAGAACGCACGTAAGTTATAGGAGAGGCAGTATGGGGACGTTTCGAGGCTCGGGCACTCCCATCTCGGGAGCCGACGTTTATGATCAAGATGCTCTCGACACCGCTGTCACTGAGGCAACGGCACAGGCGAGTGCTGCCGCAGCGTCCGCTACTACCGCCTCCACTGCAGCAGCTAATGCTGCTACTTCTGAAATTAACGCGGCGACGAGCGAGACTAACGCCGCTGCTTCTGAGGCTGCTGCTGCAACCTCGGAGACGAACGCTGCTGCGAGCGAAGCTGCTGCGGCTACCAGTGAGACCAATGCTGCCGCCAGTGAGGCGGCTACTGCGGCTGACGCTGTTGCAACCGCTGCTGACGTAACGTATGCCGCAGAGTGGGCCATCAAACCCGAGGACACTCTGGTATCTGTGGCTGCTGGTGGTGATGGTGTCAGTGACTACTCGGCTCTGCACTGGGCTGCCAAGGCACTGGCTGCGGCCACTCCAGCGGTCCCGTCTGGTAGTGTGATGCTGTTCTACCAAGCTGCCGCCCCGACCGGGTGGACGCAGAACACCACGCTGACTGGACTGACGGGTGCATCCATTCGGATGACCACTGGTTCCGGTGGCGGTGCTGTATCAGGTACGCATAACCTTGAAAGCCCACCGAGTATTGACCACACGCATACCGGCCCGAGTCACACGCATACGGCACCCAGCCACGCGCACACTGGCCCGAGCCATACGCACTCAACGCCCAATCACACGCACACCATGGCGCATACGCACACCATGGCGCACACCCATGACACGACGCTGCCCGCTGATGGCTGGGTGGCGACCACGGCAGCGAACGCCCGTTCCCATTGGGCTGCGTCTTCGGCCAACCGTGTGGCGGCGCGTACTCTGACCTCGGGAGCTGCAAGCACCTCAACGACTTCAGGTTCGAGTGCAGCGAACACCGGCAGTGGTGGTGCCAGCACGACTGGTGCTGCTGGTACAGGACTCACCGGCTACGCAGGTGGTACGGCTACGAGTGCTGCTGGCACAGGTGCAACCAGCTTAGCAACTCTGACTGCGTTCGCCCCTAAGTACATCAACTGCATCCTCTGCACGAAGGACTAGGCGTAAAGCAATGAGCAACACACTTGACGACATCGAGGTTGTACTGACCTGCCCCTTGGGCCATGTCTGCCAGAAGGTAGTCGATGGCAAGATTGAACGCTGCATGGCGTTCGTTCACTTCGAGGGCAAGGACGGTGAGGGTAAGGATGTAAACGAATGGGGCTGCACAGTCTTCCGGTACAACACGCGTCTCCTGCTGGAGGCAACTGAAACAAACCGTGGACAGACGGCTGCCATTGAGTCCTTCCGCAATGACATGCACTCCGACAACGCTCAGTTCCTTACGATGGCTGCTGGCGCTGCCCATCGACAACTTACAAAGGTATAGAACACGGACTCGTAAGGAGTAAACATGAATTACTTGCAACTGGTCAATAAGGTGCTTATCCGCCTGCGCGAAGATCAGGTTGCGGCTGTCAATGAATCGGACTATTCCTCGTTGATCGGGGAGTTTGTCCAGCATGCCTTGAGTGAAGTCGAGGATGCGTGGGACTGGAACGTCCTGCGTGGGACCATTCAGGTGACTACCGCAGCAGACAACTTTAGCTATGTGCTTGATGGTGCCGGGATAGGATTCAAGGTCTTCGATGTCCACGAGGACAACAATGACTATGATCTGAACAAGGCCACCTATCACCAGATGAACCACTGGCTGCTGAGTGCAGACAATATGGTGACTGGCGCACCCCTGTACTATGACTTCAACGGCAAGGATAGCACTGGTGATCCGGTAGTAAACTTCTTCCCGGTGCCAGACGGAGAATACAAGATCAACTTCAACATGAAGATGAAGACTGACCTATCGGCGGATTTGACTGGCACAACGATCATCATGGTGCCGTGGCTGCCGGTGGTGCTGAAAGCAACAGCATTAGCTATCAACGAGCGTGGCGAAGACGGCGGCTTAACGGTGGCTGGTCTCTCGACACAATACGACTCTGTGCTCGCTAACGCAGTATCTTATGATGCAGCGTTGAACGCAGACGAAACAATGTGGGAGGTCGAGTAACATGAAGCCATTGGCTCCGTTCCCGTTCTACACGCCCGGTGTGTTCGGGCTTAACAAACAGGGCGAGACTACCATCCTCGGCCCGGAGTGGGCAACGCGAGCCACCGATCTCGTGATCGACGACAAGGGGCGCTTAGCTAATCGCGGCGGATACCGGGCATACTCCAGCGTGAAGACTGCGTTGGGTGGCCGGACGATCGTAACGCAGTTCGTTGGCATCAACGCGAGTGGCACCAAGACGCGCTATTGCTCGGACACGAGCGGTCGCCTGTACGAGCTGAGCGGTTCGACATGGGTGGATCGCTCCGGCGCTATCACGCTACCCAGCAATGGCGACTGGCAGTTCGTGAACTTCAACGGCAAGGTGATCGCGCTGCATGCAGACGGTCGCCTCGTTGTTCAGTCGGCTGTAGGCGCGAACTTCGCCAACATCGTTGCGACGGTGGGCGCTGTGCCGACCACGGGCAAGGCTATGCTGTCTGCCTTTGGGCGGCTATGGATCATTGACAATACCACGATTTACTACAGTGGTCCGCTCATCGAGACAGATTGGGGCAGCCCAGCTAACACGATGGAGATGCGCTACCTGTGGCCCAAGGGTGCAGACGTAGCTACCGGCATAGCCGAGTTCAACGGTAGGCTGGTGATCTTCGGTGAGACTAGCACGGTATTCCTCACGAACACATGGACAGTGACCACGATGGGCGCGACCGGAGCAACACTGGAAGACACGCTGCAGAACATTGGCTGCATCAATCGCAACACGATACAAGCTGTAGGAACTGACATCATGTTCCTATCGCACGTCGGCCTGCAGTCTCTTGGCCGCGTGATCCAAGAGAAGTCGCAGCCTGTTACGGACGTGGTTCCACAAGTCAAGGACTATGTGGCGAGCGCCTATGCTTCCAGCGTGGAGACGAGCGTCAAGTCGGCTTACGCTTCTGACTACGGATTCTATCTGCTGTCTCTAGCGAACACTACGATCTGTGTAGACACCCGCATCAAACTACCGAATGGCGGCTTCCGCGTCACGGAGTGGGTGCCGATGGGCGCTGTGTGGGACGATGCGAACGGTGGATTACTGCTTAGCCATAGTGACGAAGCGGAGTATTATACGGGGACGTATGATGCTGTTGCTTATGATGGAACTGGTGGGTCTTCGGTGGAAGGAGACTATGAGTCGGGATGGCAGGATTGGGAAGCTATCGCTCAAGGTGCCGGGGCATTAAACAAGTTCCTGAAGCGAATGAAAGTGTTTGTCTCTGGGGGATCGTCCGCTACACTTCAGATGAAGTGGTACTTCAACTATGGAGAATCGCCGACTACTCGATCCATCTCCATACCTGCCGCTCCAAATGCGGCGCAGTATGGTGTAGCGCAGTACGGCATCGACAAGTACGGCACATCCCTCGACATCACGGAGTTGAGCAGACCGGGCGCCAAGGGCGGACGAGTGCTCAAAGTAGGCTTGAAGGTGGTAGGGTCCACGTCGAGCTTCGCACTGAATCAGATGACCCTCTACGCAACCACTGGAAAGCAGGGGCACTAGCATGAGTGATTACACAAAGAGCACGAACTTCACGGCGAAGGATACCGCGCACGATACGATCCTCGGCGCGGACTTCGACACGGAGCTGAGTGCGGTGCAGAACATGAGCACCACGAAGGCGAACAAGGTAAGCTCGCCCACTACGGATAACATCGCCAAGCTAACCGGCACGGGTGACGTAGCAGACTCCGGTATTGGCGCGGCCAACGTAGCTGACGTGAGCGACACGGTGATCTTCCAGAAGGATGCGGTGTTCGACGCGGTGGTCTCCACTTCGGGAGGTACAGGCACGATCGACTTCTCGGCAGGCAACAAGCAGACACGAACGCAGACTGCGAATGGTACACTCACGTTTACTGCTCCGGGTGGTCCCTGCTCTCTAGTGCTGAAGGTGCTGAACAGCGGCGGCTCCCGCACGATCACATGGCCCGCAACGGTCAAGTGGCCGGGTGGTGTTACTCCAACGCCGTCAGCGACAAGTAAGTATGATGTCTACTCGTTCTTCTACGACGGAACTAACTACTGGGGCGCGGCAGCGTTAAACTACACATGAGCACCGTAGCCAATACTAATGCCACAACGGAGTATCGGTACATAGCTGGACCCTCCGATATAACGCCGGTCGCAACGACTTACGATACGGCACTTTGCGTGTGGCAGCGCTCCGGGTCAGGCTATCGGGCGTATGAAGCCTTCCTCGCGTTCGACGTGTCGAGCATACCGCTGGGGTCGAAGATAGTCTCGGCCACTCTGAAGCTGAACGGCATTGACTACGCAACGAACCCAAACTCGCAGGACATCGAAGTATTCGTGGCTGGTAACTGGGATGGTGTAGCTACTCTCGCGACGAGTCACTGGGATGACTTGTCAGCACTCAGCTCAAGCGACTGGGCTACTGATGCAAACTACTCGTTCCCTACCGGATCATACGGCGACGTGACGAACAACCTTACCGCCGCCTCGATTGCCACCTTGCAGGCAGCAGTTGAGCCGGGTGGTAGTGGTGTACTTCCCTTCATGCTGGCGAATACATACGCCGTTGCTGGTACGGGTGGACTTTCGTTTGATACGTGGCAGGCGGCAGTAGACGTGACCGCTGTTCCTGTTCTTGCTATAACTTATGAACCGGCTGGTGGCATGGGTATTGCCCTCGGCGCTAACTTTTAAGGAGGCACCATGTCTGGAGCTAACATCATTCGCCGCGAGAGCGAACAGGCTGCCAAGGCAATCGGTCAAGGTACTGGTCCGGTAGACTTGGGTGTGCAGGGTCTCGGCAATCTGTCGTGGGCCGACAACAAGCCCATCTATACAGCAGACCCAGCGACTCAGGCTTTAGGTGGCGCGTACCGGGGCTTGCTTGGTCAACTGTCCGGCACACTGCCGGGTATGGCACAGCAGGCCGCGCAGTTTGCGGGCCGGGCGCAAGGTGCTTCGGGCAGCTTGTTCGATCAGCTCAACCAGTTCGATCCGATCGCCGCCGCGCAGGAACGCTTCGGCAACCTGCAGCAAGTGATAGCACCGCAGCGTGCAGCACAGCAGGATCAGCTCGATCTTCGTCTGTTGCAGCAGGGTCGCCTCGGTGGCCGGGCTGGTAACGAACTGACGGCAGCTCTTGCCGGTGAGCAGCAGAGGCAGGATGTATCGCTGGCTGACCAGCTCTACGGTCAGGCGGAGCAATCGCAGCGCAACATGCTAGCCGATGCGCTCGCCGCAGGCGGAGCAGCTAACACCGCATACGGTGGGCTGTTTGGTCAGCTTGGTCAGGCGGGTCAGGGCATGCAGACCGCATACGCTCAGCCGTTCTCACAACTGTTGAACATGAGCACGGGTATTGGCAACAACCTGCTTCAGCAGCAGCTCGCACGCTCGCAGGGTATCAACGCTTACAATACCGCTATCGCGGGCAGCTCCGGCGCAAGCAAGGGCATGTTCGGGCAGATGGCTCCGGGCCTGCTTCAGGGTGGACTCATGGCGGCGGGCACCATCTTCGGTGGGCCGATGGGTGCCGCTGCGGCGGGTGCTCTTGGCGGCATGGGCGGTAACACGATGACCCCAAGCGCAGGGCAAGCGGCCATGTTCGGTGGCAGCCCTTACGGTCAGGGTTCTTTCTGGAATACGATGGGGAGCTAACATGGCGGGACTATTCGACAGCTTGGGTAATGACCCGTTGCTGGCCGCTCGACTGGCGGATCAGAAGCGGCAGCAGGAACTTATGCAGACCGCTTCCGCTGGGTTCTCCGATCCTTGGGGCAAGGTGGGCGCCACGGCTGGTGCCCTCCTCGGCTCGCTCGGCGCACGCTGGGCGAATCAGAAGCTCGGCTACGTGTCGCCTGAGATGCAGATGGCACAGAAGCAGACCGACGTTATCAAGGCATTGCAGGGTGCAGACCTGTCCACAAGCGCAGGACTCACCGATGCAGCTAAGTCCGTGCGCGACCTCGGCGACAACGTGACCGCACTGAAGCTGGCGCAGAAGGCAAGCGAGTACAAGTTAGCGGAAGCTAAGCTGGCTCGTGAGCAAGCGCAGCAGCAGAAGGAGACGGAGCTGAAGCAGTGGAATGGATTGCCGGAAGGTGTGAAGTCCGAGATCATTGCGGCGAATCCCAGCAAGGCCGCTGAGTACGGGGGCATCACAGACCCGAAGCAGCTCAAGGCTATTCAGGACAGCATAGCAGAACGCAATGCTTTCCAGAAGGCGAAGCTGGAGAAGGCAGCCAAAGACTTGAAGAAGACTACCGGCGTGGATGTAACCGGCAAGGACGAGGCGCTTGCTCTGAGCTTCATCAAGAGCGCGACGAAGCAGGCCGATTGGGGCAGCGGCATCAAAGAGAAGGACATGGAAGCCCCGAGTAAGTGGCTGGCCTATGAGTACAAGTCTCTTGAAGCCGCCGCTCGTGATCGCGGCGAGACGATTAACCCAACCGCACTTATGCAGCAGGCATGGCAGAACTCCCTGAGTAACGGAGTGATCCGTATGGATAAGGGCTGGTGGGGACACAACCTGTCGGTTGACGCGAATGCTGCGAGCGCTCCGGCTGCACCTGCAGCAGAGGCCGCGCCTGCGGTAACTCCGCGACAAGCGCCCGATGGCAACTGGTATACACCCGACCCTGCAAGGCCGGGAAAGTATCTTATGGTTCCAGCACCCAAGTAATTAGGAGGCCACATGGCTGAAGGTACACCTGTAGAATATGATCCGTTTGCTGGCGCACCCGTGCCGGTAGACCATGATCCGTTCGCGGCTAGTGCAGGTCCCACGCCGGTCGAGTACGATCCGTTTGCGTCTGTCCCTAAGGACATTCCTGCGGACCTTCCATTGACAGACGAGGAGCTGGCGGCACAGGGGCAGAAGCCGGACATGAAGAAGCCGGAAGCCTCTGTTCCCGAGAAGATCAAAGGCACGGCGGAAGCTACCGCCGCGCTCGTTTCGGGTGCCACTACTGGTGCGATCGGTGGGGTGAAGGGCTTTGCTACTGGATTGGCACACGAGATACTGAACGGCACGTTCGGGACTCAGGAATCGGTTGACCGGGTAGCCAATAGTATGGAACAGGGCATGGCGAACTGGACGTTCGCACCTCGGACGGCGGAAGGTCAGCGACAGACGCAGGCGCTTGGTGAGTGGGTAGGCGAGAACGTCCCGGCTGTTATGCCGATGGGCGTGGAGCTGGAAGTCGCAACGCGCATGGCTACTCCGCTGGCGCGTGTACAGGCCGGAAAGGTAACGAAGTGGGTGGGAGATCGTGTCAAGAAGAAGGGCGTGATCGACGTGCCTGAAGTGGAAGCTGAGCTGCAGAAGGCGAAGCTGCCCGTGCCGGACGACAGTGCTCTGCGTAAGATGACGGAACAGATGGACGAGCTGCGTGTGCAGCAGGCGGTTGAGGAACACGCTGCCACTCTGGCAAAGCGTGAGAAGGAACTTGCGAGCGCTCCGGCTGAGCAGGCCAAGCTGTTCAATCGCGCCATGACGGACGCTGAGCGTAAGGCTGTGGCAGACTATAAGGCTACTCCGGTGGATGTTGCCCGGCTGCGTGCCCGTGATCGTCAGCGGCAGTTGGCTGAGCTGGAGCTGAAGCTGCGCACGGAGCAGGAGCGTCATGCTGTAGCGCAGAAGACGTATCAGGAAGCGTTGAAGCTGCAGAAGGAAACAGAGGCAAAGCAACTGGTGATCGACGCTGGTACTGGCGGCAACGTGATCCACGGTCGCGCTACTCCCTCGAAGCTGAGCACTATACTCAATGATGTGCAGTCTCGCGTAGAGCAGATCAGCCCTGAGTTGGGTATGGCATTGCGGCGTGTAACGCAGCGGACTGCCACGCGCACCAATGATGCGATCAAGCAGTTCGATAAGTTCTACGGATCACAGCAGTACAAGTCGCTGAGCAAGAACACCAAAGCTATGCTCGACGAAGCGTTGGCTAACGGCGATACGGAACTTACGGACAGCATACTGGCAAGTCGTGAGGGATTGGCAGACCTGTACCACAAGAACGTGCGCAAGCCGCTGGAAGCGGTGCAGAAAGAACGCATTGCCGGTGGACAGGACGGCTTCATTGAATCGTACTTCCCGCGCGTTGTCCGCGACGTGAAGGGACTGCGCAAGGCGCTAGGTCGGGAGAATGGAGACAAGCTGCGTCAAGCGCTGGCCGACGCGCAGCGAGAGAAGAACGCGACCACACACGCTGGTCCGCTGACTGAGCAAGAGATTGCTTCTGTTGTCGGGCGCATGGTGGGCGGGCGTCCGGTCAAGGTGCTGAAGGATCGGCGCATTCGTGCTGTGACGCCGGAGCTGCGCAAGTACTACTCCAGTAGCCGCGACGCATTGATCGACTACTTCCACAACCACAACGCGGGTAAGGCAACAAAGGAGTTCTTCGACAATACACTCGGGTATGAAACGAAGCTGGGCGAAACGGTTGACGCCAACAAGCTGACTAAGATCATAGGCAACTCGATCAAGGCCGGTACGCTCACGGGAGAGCAGGCCGACGAGTTAGTGCCGCTGCTCGCGGCTCAGTTCGGTATCGGTCGCCACGGAGTAGGCGGAACCCAGCATGCGTTTAAGAACCTGTTTACGATGGGAACCCTCGGTAGCCCGCTGTCTACGCTTACGCAGTTCGGCGACTTGGCTCCGGTGATGAAGCAGATGGGTGTGGTAGATACCTTCCGCGCCATGCTGCCTAGCAACCGGGCGTTGTCGGTGTACGACGTAGGTGTGCGTGAACTGAGCAAGGACTTGCGTACTGCGCACGGGACTGCGCTTGCTGTTCGGCGTGTGCTCCGGGCTATCAAGTTCGACCAGCTCGATACAGTCATGGCGAAGACGGGCGTGAATGCCTCGTTCTTGAAGTGGCGAAAGGCTGCAAAGAACATTACGCCGGAGTTGACTCGGAAGCTGAATGATCTGTTCGGTGAGGATGCGGCGGCGGTGACTCGGGACTTGCAGAAGGGAGAGTTGACCGATAACGTGAAGTCATTGCTCTTGTGGGACATGGGCAAGATCAGGCCGGTGGGAAGGGAAGACATGCCGCTGTTCTATCAGCAGCATCCTAACTTGCGGTGGGCCTTCAGCTTGCAGTCGTGGACGCTGAAGCAGTTGAACCTTATGCGCAACCAAGCGTTCGAGGACATGCGATTGGGTAGGAAGTCTGAAGCTGTCAAGAACTTCTTAGCGTTCACGGTGCTCATGGGAATTACCAACGGCATCACACAGGACGCCAAGGACTTCATCCGGGGGAAGGAGATCGACCCCATGAGTAACTTTGTGACGGGTGCGTTCTCGCTTGGTATGTCTGGCAAGTACGTGATCGACGCATTGAATCGTGGCAAGGGTGAGCAGGCTATCGGCTCGATCATCCCGGTCGTAGGCATTGGCATCGACGCAATGCAGAACGCATGGAGCGGATTCGTTACGGGCCAGAAGCCGATGGATGACGCAGTAATAGAGATGTTCCCGGCCACTCGTAACTGGAAGGCGCTGTTCGACTCAGGCATCCCGCAGGGTATCGCGGGAGCTGCGTTGAACATGGTCATGCCGGAAGCGGGCGCAGCTTATGCTCCGCCTGCCAACTACTCGGCTGTCCCTAAGGACGCTACGCCTCTGGCTCCGCAGCCGGTAGCGGCAGAGAACAACCTGCCTGCTGGCTGGGAGCCTCTGGCTGATCCGTTCGGTGGCGGGCCTAAGACTCGCGTGCGGAGAATCACTACGCCAAAGTCCGCACCTGTTGCGGAGAAGTTCAAGGCGAGCAAGGAACTGCTAGTCGATCGGGAGGGTGATGTAGGTGAGACGTACCAACACAAGATGGCAGACGGCACGCTTGACAAGCCCACGGCTGGCATCGGTCACGTCCTCAGTGAGACGGAGCTTAAGAAGTACCCGGTCGGTACGCCGATCCCTCAGGCTGTACGTGATGAATGGTTCAAGAAGGACAGCGCTAAGGCATTTGCGGCGGCGCAGAAGCAGGCAAAGGAGATTGGCCGACCGGACATGGTGCCGGTACTAACCTCTGTCAACTTCCAGCTCGGGACGGACTGGAATGGCAAGTTCAAAAAGACGTGGAAGTTACTCAAGGATGGGCAGTGGCTAGAGGCCGCTGATGAAGCAGCTCGATCGAAGTGGAACGAGCAGACTCCGGTCAGGGTGCAGGACTTTCAACGTGCGATCCGTGAGGGGATCGAGTAGGAGAGACGGGGGCCGCAAGGCCCCCTTCTCGTTTGTGGTTACTTCCCTTGGCGCATGGCGATCAGCCGTTCGCGCCCCTGCTCCAGCCTCGTCACGAGTATGGCAGCAGCTTCCTCATGCCCGTTCTGGCGCATGAGTGTCCCCGCTTCCTTCACTTTATCAAGCAGGAATAGCGCACCATTGGCAGCACGTGTTGCCTGCTGGTGATACCATTCAGCCTGCTTGTACTGCTCGACGCATTCTTTCTTGTACCCGTGTGCCATGAGTACTGCGTAACCGGCGATCCCGGCAAGGATGATGATAGCTGCAAGCATCATTGGTGATTACCCCCGTAACCAAAGTAGAGGCCGACAACAGCGGCCAATGTATGAGTATCAAGCGGAGTGATCGGTACTCCTGCCACTGTGTAGTACACCGTACCTGCGGACGAGGAGAATAAGCCCCACAAATACGAGACCTCCGGTCCCGACGTAAAGACTACTACGGGTGCGCCACCCAGCGCTGCCAGCTTGGGCAGTAGGATCACAGCAAACACTACCGTCAGTGCGATCGTCCGGCGTGTGAACTGAAAGGTCTTGGTCCCGCTGTTGCTTCGGTCGATGGCGTTCTGGTTCAGGGACGCAAGCATATCCCTCTGCGCTCGCGCCTTCGTCTCCAGATACTTGCCAACCATGCCGACTACTGCCGAAGCTCCCATAGTCAGCATTTCCAATGGTATTGGAACCACGGCTAATCCCCCCGATGCTGCACGCTGACAGCATCATACACGTCGCCAGCACCGTCGCGAGTGAGACCGATGTACGAGCCATTGTCAGCAGCCCCGATCTTCAAGGGTATGATGTCCAGCGAGAGCGGCAGCGAGGGCCGCAGCGCTGCGAAAGGGTCGGACAGCGGCACCTCCGGTGCCGCCTGCTTCTCCAGCGTCTTCTCCAGCATAGCCAGCGCACGCCATGCCACCTTGGCAAGATGGGGCACGCCGTCCGTATCCATAGGCACGTTGGCCGCATGGTCGGTGAGGTGTCGCATCAGGGCATCCAGCTCGTCCCCCGACTTACTGCGATCCCAATGGAGCGGGGAGCCGGGGTTGTGCTGGTCGTTGCCGATCTTTGAGAGACGAGCCACTTCTGCCAGCGCGTTGGGAAAGTAGGCAATGCAGCCTGAGTAGATCGGGATTGCTTTGCGTTCTTGTGCATCAGTAGGTAAACTCATGGTTGTCTCCAGTAGTCTGCTGTCTGCGGGGCCAGCCCCCGTGTGATGACTTCTTTGTCGATGGCCGACATGACCTTTGCTGCTTGCTTCTCGCGCTCGTCCTGCATCATACGCACCGCTTCTTCACAGATGAAGTCTCGGTGATGGGCATCGAAGATGATCTCCTCCGGCACGCTCTGCGCCCACGATAGGCGACCAAACAGCGGATCGTCGTACATGGCATGAATCATCCACGCAACTCGTTGGATGTCGTATTGAGTGTCCCAATGGAGCTTGCGCTTGTCGAACGCGAGGATGTCCAAGCGATGCAACCATCGGTGCAAGTCAAGCAGATCATCGTCATCGTAGTACTGGTCGGGATTCAGGGGAAGCTGCACCTCCAGCATGTGCAGCGTAGCGGGTGTGATTGATACACCCCTCGGGGAAGCGATGATCGGCCCGACCTTTGGTATGGTCAGCCTGTCACCCAGCTTTCCGAAGTCCATTGCCTTGCCCCACTCTGCTGTCGGACTTGGTGGCATCCTTGCCACCGCTGTCTCGAAGCCTATCTTTGTGTTAGACTGAATGTCACCGCCTGTTGCCATTGCCATTGCCGCCCTTTGCACTTCGACCGCTGCCGGAGTGTCCGACATGGCTAGGTCCCTTGCCGCCCGTGTCAGCAGGTCTCGATACGTGAGTGGCGGTTTTGTCTTCGGCATCAGGAACCTCCTGATAGTTATCCTGCGGGCGGATGACTCCCGCCGCGTGGGACTCGGATACGGTGATGAACTTGCTCGGCTCGTTCTCCCGCAGCTCTTTCAGCTCGGCTTTGGTGTAGTTGACCCGGACCACTTCCACGTAGTCGCCGTGATCAATCTGCTTGGTCTTGCGCTTGATGAATGTAGGCATTGCATGTTACTCCACGAGTGCAGCGATCTTGTCAGAGAGGGCCTTGGCCTTGCGGGCGTCGTGTTCGTACTGATCCATCTTGTCCTCGAAGTCCATGACCTTCTCGTGCATTTCCATTTCGAGCTTCACAATCTTCTCGTGAGTCTCACGCTCCAGCTTCTCGGCGGCAGCCTCGGCCTTCTCGGCGAGAGCGATCTGTGCGTCGGCGGCGGCGGCGAGCTTCTTGTTCAGGAACGACAGGACAGCGAAAGCGATCTTGTATACATACATGGTAGTCTACCTCTTGAACTTGTTGGCGGCGGAAGCGATAGCGAGAGCACCCAGCAGTCCGACGACTGCAAGGATGATCAGCGGGATCAGTGACGGGAGGATCACGAAGAACCAACTCCAGTCAATGTAGCCGGTCAACTTGAGACCGACAAACAGCAGGGTCAACGCATGGATCAATGGCACAGTATACTCCTTTGTCCTTAGGGACGTTAGTCGATGATGATGTGACGGTCGGTCTTGGTCAGGAACTCGCGCAGCGGCATGTCTTCATAACGCTGGCATAGGCTGTCGAGTGAGATAACCTTGATGTCGTAGTCGCCCGCTTGGACTCCGTACTTCATCACGATACCGTTCCAGTGGTCGTGTCCCTGCGGCCCAAGATACTTCTCCCGGTGCAGATAGCAGCTCCCTGCGATCAGCCCGTGCTGCCGCCGACCGTTGCTGAGAACACGCATGCCGTAGTCGATACCTTGGCAGTGGCCTGCGGTGAACGAGGTTCCCACGTTCTTGAGCTGGGTCTGGATCATCCCGCCCCACGGACGCCCGGTCTTCGGGTTGTAGAAGTAGTGCGAGTACGTCACACCGTCGATCGTTACTGGCACGAGGAAGTCATGCACGTGATCGTAGTACTCTTTGTACTTCAGGTGCTCGACATCAACAAAGCCAGCCAGCTCGGGATTGTCCTGCACGAAGCGGTCGATGCGTCCTTGATCGTGGTTGCCATATAGGATGTGGGACTCGATGTCTTCCCACGCTCCGCTCTCCCACCACGGATTGACAAGCAGCTCGTTGGCCGCGATGGCCGCTTCCACGTCCTTCTTGAAGCGGCGCCCCTCGAAGTCCATCTTCTTGCGATCCCAGCCGGACAGGCTAGGCATGTCGGCATGGTCGCCAAGGTTCATTACGACGTTGGGTCGCTTCTCCTCGATGTACTTGCCGATCCACTCGCAGTGGTTCAGCGGCACGCCGGGTTTCGTCTGCAGGTCTGGTATGATCAGGTGGCGTATGCTTTGCATTATGTCTTCCTCTTGACGTAGTGGTGGTGTAGGTACATGGCGAGCATCGCGCCGCACCCGGCACCCGCTCCCATTCCCAATACAGCAAGGACCGCGTAGCCCTTCGCTGCGATCACAGAGATAACGTACACCTCCGTCGCAGCCATGCCCATGCTGGTTGGGAACACCCACTTGTAGTTATCGAACGCGACGTTCCTCTGCTGGAATGCCTTGAGGAATACGAACACGAACGATGCGCCGAACAGTGTAGCCGCGTGTATCATATCAACCACTCCTCGGGGACACTGGAGCCAAAGGCGCAGATGAACCCGAACTTGTCACACCACGCCTGCAGCTTTGCCATTTGCGGACGGCTGGTCTTTTGAAACAGGATACGCACGTCGAGGAACTCATTGCTGCGCTTCACGTCCCGCATCTTGCTACGGTCGGTGGAAGGGAAGCGTCCTTTGGTCTCGACGTACATATCGTACTGCGGCAGGTAGAAGTCCGGGGTGTACTTGCGCAGCTTGCCACACTTCTTGCTGCCACACCCCATGCAGAACCCGCCGCGCACAGTACTCACGTACTCGAACGTGGCTGTCTCGTACTGGAACGGAATGTTGCGGTCACGCAGGTCGTCGGCCACCTGCCCCTCGAAGCCTGATCTGTAGAAGTTACGAGTCATGCTTCACCTCCGGGTCAGGCGGGAAACCATACCGCTTGAGCATGGCATTCCTGTTGGCTTGGAACACCACTCGCTCCTCGGCACTGCGCACGCAGTTGTCCTCGTAGCAGAATGGTCCCTCGTCCGGGTCAGCATTGACGCTGTGGTTCGGACACTCGATGTAGTAGCACTCGATAGTCATGCGCTTGGCCTCTCGTTGAGTAGCATGACGAGTCGTGCATTCAGCTTGAACTCCTCAGTGCCCTGCTTCTCGTCGTCGCCCCATGCTTTGATGTATGCAGCGAGTGTAGCCTGCAGCATCTCCTCCTCAGTGGTAGCGTCCTTAAGGACAGTCTTCGCCTTGGCCGGGCCGATCTTCGGGCAGCCCTTGATGTTGTCCACACTGTCGCCCATGAGCACGTGGGTATAGAACGTGCGCCACGCCTCCATCGGTTCCACCTTGACGATGGCTCCCTTCTTGCGCCAGTCGTAGTGGTAGGTAGGGAGCTGACGCATATCCTTATCAACCGACACGATCACTACGTTCTCGAAGCCCAGCTCGAACGCCCGGATGGCAAGCATGTCGTCTGCCTCCATACCGCTGACAACTACGGCACCCAGCTTCTTGACTGCGTAGCGGCGCAGTGCTTCAAAGTGTACGGGCTTGATCACGTTCTTCCGGTTCGCCTTGTACTCCGGGTATAGCTCGAAGCGGAAGTTGCTCTTGTCGGTCGGAGACAGGTACGCCTCGAAGTCGCTGCATCCCGCCTCATTCACTGCGGCCTGCACGATCTGCTTGAGGATACCGATAGCATGCGCTGCTGGCATGGCGTCGACCTTGCGCTCGATGTCGCCTCGGTCTGCTCCGTGCGTGTCACAGTAGTCATTGGCCTGCGTCTTGTTATCGAAGCGGACCTCTCCTACCACGTAGTAGACCTCCTCCCCGAGAGCACCAGCAGCGATGACCATGCTGTCGATGTCGAGAAGTGCTGTCTTATTCGCACTCATTGTGTCACCTCATATTGAGGCACATCCTTGTGCCGTGATGTCTTACTTGCCCAAGAACGAGGACAGGGCAGACTTCTTCTGCGCCTGCTCGGGTTCCGGCTCCGGTTCCGGCTCGGGTTCAGGCTCGGGTTCCGGCTCCGGCTCGACTTCCTCCGGCGCACCCAGCTCGATCAGCCCCTTGACGTATGCGGTGAACAGGTCCGCAGTGCGCAGCGTCTTCTCGATGTTCTCCGCGTAGTCGCCGACCAGCTCGTTGCTTCCGGTCAGGAACTTGATGGACTCCTCCAGCGCAGTCGTGCGCATGATCTCGTCCGGGCTGCGGAAGTCGCTGGCCTTGGCACCGCTCTTGAAACCGCCGCCACCACCGCTGCTGCCCTTGGTGATCTTGACGGACTTCTCGTCGCAGTTGATGAACCGACCGTTGCGGCTGAAGTCAGCCTCAAGCGTATCGCCCTTTGCCACGTCGCCGAAGGCGCTGGCGTTGCGGACAGTGTACCACTCGTCATTGACCTTGACGCCCTTGCGGTCGCCACGCACTGCCTGCACTGTGCCCTTGATGTGCTCGCTCATACTGTTATGGTCTCCATGTTACGCCAGTTCACACCGACATCTACGTCGGCGCTGATTGGCACGTTGAAGTCTACACCCCACGTGTCCTTAAGGACAGATATGGGATACGTGATGAAGTGTTCCCGCAGGCTTGCGCCCAATGTTGGCAGGTCGACCCAGCTTGGAACATCGAAGATCACTGAGTCGTGAACAGTGTTGACCAGCAGCACGGGTTCGGCCTCGGGGAAGATGCTGTTGAACGCGGCTACCTTGGCCCGCAGTTCGGACAGTATCATCTTGAGGATGTCTGCTGAGAAACCCTGTATGGGGTAGTTCTTGATGCACGTAGGCTTGTAGTCCTTGTGACCGTTGAAGTCGTCCTGAAAGAAGCGGTACTCCACACCGATCGGCGTAGTGAGTATACCGCAGGTCCTTCCGTCGCGAACTCGCGTGGACTTCTTGACCTCAGCGATCCAAGCCTCTTGGGTCTTGGGCACGTTCGGGTAGTTGGCGTCTTCCGCATCCATGAACGCTTGCACCTCGGCCTTCGACAGGCCGGTGGTGGCGCTTATCTTCTTAACTCCCGCGCCGTATGCCTTCTGGAACGATACGATCTTTGCGCCCTTCCTGATCTTTGACCAGTGCTTGTGTTGCGGATGTGTGTTGTCGTCTACTGCCTGCTTCACCTCCCAATAGTCTGCGCTGTGTGCGAACGCTGCACGCTTCGAGTGAAAGTCGATACCGTTCTCGATGTCGTGGATCATGTTGGTATCAGCAGACAGGAACGCCTGCACCACCACTTCGATCTGCGACAGGTCTACCTCCATTAGGTGCCCGTCCTTGTACCGTGACGTGAAGTGCTCACGGATGGGACTATGCCCGGCGTTCTGCAGGTTAGGGTTGGTGCTGGACAACCGGCCCGTCGCTGTGATGGCGTGGTTCAGGTTCCCGTGAATCATCCCGTCGCTCCACGTCAGCTCGGCATAGCCGGTGAAGTAGGTGCGCTCCTGCTTCTGCCCATCCCTGAAGTTGATTACCTCTTGAAGGAAGTCCTGTAAGTCTTGCGGGCACTTCGCATGCTCCATGATCTTGCCCAGCGCTTCCTCGTCGCTGCCCTCCAGAATGAGCGGAGAGAATGGCTTATCAATGATGCGCTCGAACTCCTGCCACTTCTTCCGGGGTTCGCCCTTCTGCTTGCCAGACTTGAAGTAGACCGGAGTGCCGTTCTCGTCGAGCATCGGGTGTTGCTCCTTCCACTTGACCACACCCCCATAGAGCACTGACTTGAGGAACGATGGCGAGCCGGGGTTAATAGCAGTGACAGGGAGATCAAACACTTTCGATCCCAGCGCGATGGCATTCTTCTCCGCCTGCTCTCGGAGCGGGGCAATAACTTCATCTCTCACCTTCAATGCAACGTCTGCCTCGAAGTGCATGCCGTTCAGTTCCATGACCAGCGTAGTGAGGCGGGACTTCATCTCGATCCGCAGCATGTCAAGCATGCCACGGGCCTGTGCCTGCATCAGTTGATCCTTGAACAGGGCAGCCGTGGACCGCACGTCATGCTTCAGATACGGCTCTACTTCTTCATCGGGTATCTCCTCTGTACTGATCCCGGCCTGCCAGTACTCTTTCATCTTGCCGGGCTTAAGGTCCCACCCGCGCCTCTCGCAGCACGAGTCGAGTGACGGACTGATCTCGGTCTGTCCACTCAGCCGGTACTCTGCAATCTGAGTATCCCAGATCAGTGAGTCGGGATGATTGAGCCAGTCGATCCATTCCTGCCTGCTCTTGTTGGTTCCATTGCACAAGTGCAGGATGTCGAACCCTACGTTATGGCCGATGATCAGGTGATCGGTGCCGGGGCAGTGAATGTCAACGTCCTTAGGGACAGCGAACTTCATGGTTGCTGGCCTGCCGGGATTGAAGTCTGAGTCAAGCGCGACCACGCCCAGCCACACGATCCAGTTGTCTCGGCACATCGGATGCGCGAGGAACTTCCCGACCTCCCGATTCTTCAGGCTCGTCTCGGTGTCCAGCACGAATGGTGTCATGTCTGTCTCCTGAGCTTGGCCTTCGCCCGCTTGTATATCGTATGCGGGTGAGGCACTTGCTTCGCCAGTTCATACATGTCAGCGCCGGAGCTGGCTGCCAAGGCGGCGCAGTCTTCGAGCTTCTCCATAAAGACTATCTTTGCTGCCCGTCGCAGCTTCTTTGCTTGCTTCGCGTTCATCGTGCTACACCTATGGTGCGCAAGGCCCGCCTCATCATCTGCGCAAGCCGGTGTGAACTGGTGCCGTAGTACTCGGCATCATCCAGCCGTTGCAGTATGCCCGAGAACTCGGCGCACTTACGTTCAAGTAACTTAGTCATCGAACCTCCCCTTGTCGAAGTTGGGCGTCACCTCAAAGAATCCATGCCGCAGTGCCCGGTCTCCGGGTGTCGGCAGTTTGTTCTTAGGGACATAAAGGTAACGCATCTGTGGTAGGTTCAAGTCCCTGCCTATGGTGACAATGGCGTCAAGCTCACCCTGCACAGCCTGCTGTGATCCTGCGAGCTGGTGCATCTCGATCTTGGTACAGCCGTTGGCGTCGCCGCGTGCTTGATGTACCGCGATCACAGGGCAGTTCTGCTTCGCGAGCTGCCGTCCATACTCGAAGATGTCCTGCAGTTGGCCCAGCTTGTCATCACCGTACCGCTTGAAGCCCCGTATCTTATAGAGCTGGTCGAACACCATCAGCCCTACGTCATACTCACGCAGCTTCTTGCGGATCACGCCGGGAGTAATCGGGGACTTCTCGCTGTCCACCACGATCACCTTGTCCGCGTCTCCACCCATCTGCTTCGTGTAGTTGCGCTCGGCCAGCTCCATGTTGCGCTCGATGTCCTCCAGCGTCCAGCCAATAGCAGACTGGATGATGCGCATCTTGACCGTCTCCCCCTCCTCCTCGTTATTGAAGTAGATCACCTTCTTGCCGGGCGGTAACTGCGTTGCCATATAGCTCGTCTCTTGTGCGGCGAGCGTTGACTTACCACTATCCACGAACCCGGCCAACATCACGAAGTTGCCCTTGCGTATGGGACCAAGAGCCGACTCGATGCTCGGACTGCGCCAGTGTAGACCGTTGGCTAGGTTGGTCAGCTTCGATACCATCGTGCGCAGATCAGCAGTGACCTCGTTGCTATGCTGGTGATGCAGCCCGGCCTCAGTCTCCGCCTGTTCCACGTCGTCCACGATCTCGTCGAACAGTGGGAAGCTGGTATCGCCCGCACTGAAGCGGTCACACTTCTCTGCGATGCGGCCAGCATGGTCCCTAAGGACAAGAGACCGCAGCACCTCGGAAGCGTTGGCTCCATTCGCCGCCTCGATTGCCCGCTTGATCAGTTCCTTGAACGCGGTGATCTTATCGTGTGCCCAGCCGACGTGCTGCACCAGCTTACAGAACTCCCAGAACACGTCGATGTTGTCGGGCACTATGTTAGTAGCATGCGGATGCTTCGCGTACCAAGACGCAATGTCCTCGATAATGATCTTAGTCTCACCCTCCAGCAGGTGCTCGGGTGTTGTACCTGAGTATCGCTCGAACACATCACGCTTGGTCAAGAACAACCCGACCAGTGCGCTGTCGCTCATGTCTCCTCCCACTCCGCGTCTTCCTCCGCGGATCGAGTGCGGACTGCTGATCGTACAACTCCTGCTCGTCATTCATGTAGTCGGGCAGGTCGTCGGCGATGTAGTCAAGGCTGAAGGCGTGTGCCAGTGCGTCCTCGTCTGGCCCGCCATACTCGTCGGGTACTTCATGCCACGGTGTCTTGCCGATCATGCTGTCGGACTCCTCTCGATGTGGTGGTGCGGCAATCCCCATCCCATGAAGTCCGGGTCGCGAACTGCCCATGCGTCTACCTCGGCACCTTCGTTCTCCAGCGCCTTGTGCATTAGGCCGGGATGTTTCCCGGCGAAGCGGGCCTCGAACTGCTCCCACGTCTCGGCATGCACGTCGATGTCCCTAAGGACAGCGTTGTCGTTCTCGAACTTGCCGGTTGCCTGCTCGTCTGTGTCGGCGTCGTGGTCGATCACTAGCAGCTCGTCGGGATCAATGCCCGCCTCACGGATGCGGTCGATCAGGTCTTCCTGAGCCAGCACCTCGGCGAGCACGTCCGCCCCCAGCGGCACGATGACTCCGTTCTCGTAAGGCACATCGAGTGAATGGTGCGCCTTAGTGGCGATGTGTCCGTCGTCATTGTCGACACTCGGACTGGCAGCGTGGAAGCGTGCGCTGCCGGAACCAAGGATCACTCCGCCAAGGAAGGACTCCATCATGTCAGCGATGCGGCGCTGTTGCACCAGCCCTCGACCTGCGAGTATGTTGCTGACCGTGTTGCGGTGTATGCCCAGCTCCGCAGCGATGTCGTTGTTCGATACGCCGCGGTCATGCATGCTGCGTATCCGGTGTGCTACTACCAGTGTCGTGTGACTCATGCGTTATCTCCCTTCCCCATTCTATGTGACGAAACTTGTGCAAGGCTACCACTCCGGCTCGTACAGCTCACCGGCTTGCGCCGTGCAGCGGTCAATGTCGTAGCGCAGCACGAACTCCTGCCCCTCGTACTCAACGCCACGGATCACCTGATCCACTGCCTCTGCGATCCGCCAGTAGGTGCTGTTGACTGCGCCCTGCGAGTACCGGGCGAAGCGGCGGCGGGTCTTGACCACGCCCTTGCGCATGTAGTGTAGGGCAGCACGGCGGAACTCGTGAAGCCTGCTCCGGTCGATGTCACCTGATCCTTCCATGTCTCGGACTGCCATGCGCCAGCCTTTGCGAATCGCATACTCGAACTGATCATCGAAGTCGCAGCGATTGGTGCGGGGAACTGGAGTCTTGAAGTCGACGCCGTTGTGATAACAGCGGGCCAGCTCGCATATATCAGCCGACAGGTTATCCTCGACGCTGTGGTAACTGTGCGGTCGCAAGTACCCGGTCTGCCCCCGAACCCACATCACTCCACCAAGCGCCTCAAGCTCGTCATCCACGCTGCCGATACTGCGCACGCCGTTCGGATGTTCGAGCAAGTCATGCGCAATCAGCAGCCCCTCGTTGGCTACCATCGGGTAGTCCATCAAGCGGACGCCCTCGACCAACAGGCCCAGCTCACCAGTTGCCCGGTCTTCGCGGGCGATCAACTTCACAGCTTTCATAGGTGTACCTCCACGCCAATATGGCGGTTGATGAACTTGAATGCCAGCCTGAACCCGGACACGGGGTTATCCAGTGGTCGCGACAGGAACTCCGGCGTAGGCCGGGGAGGCTGGCAGCGCAGCGGCGTTATGATCACGCCCGGCGTCAGCGAGTAGCAGTGCATGCGATAGTTACAGGTCTTCACGATCTTCATGGTTATTGCTCCTCTACCGCACGCTTCGGGATATGAATCGTGGCACGCACCACATACTCGTCGCCCTCCTCCCACACATCCTCATACCAATTGTCGCCGACATTGATGCGGGTGTCGCATTCGTAGGCAAAGCGGGCAAGTTTCAATGCTTCGCTTTTCATCGGTTCATCTCCAGTATCAGGGTCGCCAGCTCCCGCAGCTCGGGACGGGCCAGCGTCAGGTTGTTTACAAGGCGGGCCTTCTCGCGCAGATACACTACTGAGAAGTCCGGGTCATATCGTGTGATGCTGCATGAGTTATCGCACAGGTCCGCCATCTTGATCGTCTGTACCTCCCAGCACTCTTGGCTGAGACGTACCCGCTCCGCATCCTTGCGTGTCTGTCGGTTGCCATGCACCTTCGGGTCAGTGTACACATCAGTCAGCCCTTTGACGAAGCGAGCCACTCGAAAGCTGAAGTGCTCGGCTATGTCGGCCTGCGTGACGTGCGTGTCCTCGACCACATCATGCAGATACGCGGCCTCAATCATGTCGATGTCTGGAAATACCTCGGCAACGAGGCGGGCCACATTCATTGGATGCACGATGTATGGATCGTTTGTGTACTTACGGGTCTGCCAGCCATGCGCCTCGGCTGCAAACCGCAGCGCATGATCCAATGCCTCCGGCGAACGCGGCAGCACCTCACGGTGCCACCGTTCCTGATCCTCGATCAGTGCTAGTGTTTGCTCGTTCATAAATCCCTCGCATCTCTGAAACCAATGAACACGGGGAAGCGCGGCTTGTCTTTCATTCCGCTTGGCTGGTACTTGAACTTCACCAGCTTGCCCCGCAGTTGCGGACGGTTGTACCAGATCATTGTGCGGGTAGCCTCGTCAAACCCGCTGCCAACTTCGAGCTGCCCCCACTGTGTATCCAGCACCAGCGCACCCAGCGTGTCCTTAGGGACAAGTCCTTCCTTCGACATGCCACGCTTGCCCGTCACGGGGTCGGGTGGGTTGGTGTTCTCCATCTGTTCCACGTAACCCACGATCTTACCCTCGGCGTCCTCGAAGCGCTTGACCTTGAGCAGGATGCCCTCGTTCATGGTGCTGCGTCCCGCCTTGTATCTGCCTCCGGGGTCGCGGATCATTACACCCTCGTACCCATGCTGCACACAATACTCCTCGAACTCAGCCAGCTCGTCCGGGTTACTGCACCACACCTGCGGAATGACCTTTACGAACTCGTTACCTTCCACCTGATTCTTTGCAGCGTCTATGCGTGTAGTGAACTCCGCATCTATCACACCATCTCCGATGTGGTCGAAGACAAGGAACTCGAAGTGCGGAGTCCCAGTCCTGCGCATCACATCACCACTGCACACATTGAAGGGATTTACTTGTCCGTCTTCATTCAGCGTCACAAGTTCACCATCAAGATTGGCAGCATTGTACATCGACTGCAGGGTATTGCGAATGAAGTCATTGGCAATGGGTTTAAGATTACGGGACAGAGCTACGCCTTTGTAGGTCACGCATCTGATACCGTCCAGCTTCGGAGAAGCAAGTACAGGATACTTCACTTTCTCCAGTACAGCATTAACAGCAAGCAATGGTTTACTGAACATCTCTTGTCTCCAGTTACAGAGCTACGCCTTTAGGGCTACGCTCTTAGCTACAGTACTAGTACTAGTACAGTACTTAGTTACTAGTACAGTACTGTTATGGTAATGGTATCTGCATGTCCCGTATTGCTTGGAACATATCCCATAGCAGCCGGATATACTGCTCGTCCTTCTGTCCCTCGATGCGATACGTCTCCCGCATGAGGAACTGCCATTGTCCGAGTGTGTCACAGCGCTGCTCGATGTCAATAAGGTGCAGCGGTGACGCGCAGCACAGACGCTTACGCGCAGCCACGGTACGTGCCCCACTCTCGGTCGTAGTCCTGCCAGCCCTCGGGGCATACGTCCTCGAACTTGTCCCTAAGGACGCCGGTCAAGTAGCCTCCATCCCCGAAGATAGGAGAAGTCAACAGGCTTGAATCTCCCCCGCTGCTCGTCGAAGTAATGCTGTCCAACAAAAGCATCGTCTGTCCTCGCAGCAGCAGGCCCACTTGCTCCTGCGTCAGGGTTATCATCAGTGCCGAGTAGCTCGTCAGCACTAGGGTCAGGCTCAGTATCAATCGCTGTATCATGTGTCACCTCGTCTTCGGTTGTGGTTCCGCAGAGTCCAGCACTGGCGCCCTGCGTCGGTTGCTGTGTGTCCTGCTGCTTTTGCAGTACTCGCACGGGCCGTTGTTCCTGCACCCGTTCGTGTATCGTTTCGACTTGTTGATCTTGCGGTGCTTCATGCTTACCTCCGATCGCCTCCTCGTACAATTCAAGGAACGTCTTGCGTGTCATCACCATGTCCACTTGTACTTGACCACCACCATGTCGAGTGCGGTCTCGTGCTCGTCAGTGAACGGGAACCCACGCAGCCAGTTGCTCGTATGCTGGTAGAAGACTGACACGTTCTTCCACTCCCTACCCACCTCGAACTGTGCCACCGGATTGCTGCCCTTCCATGAATAGAGCTGCTCGTCCATCTGCTCAGACCACGGTGTCCGATGCGGAGCATAGCCCGCCGCCACGCTGGCGAACCACCGGCCATCGGCATGCGCCGGACTTGTGGCCCACATAAACAGCAGTATAACAAACACCAGTACAGTGCCTCTCAATTTAACCATAGTTTAATCCTCCCCTACCACTCGATAGGCTTGCGGGGCCGCTCGTCCCTAAGGACACGCAGCGTTACAATCGGCTGGTTCAGTACGTCGGCCACCTTGCGGGCGGTAACGCTGGCCTGCCACTCGGTCTTGTTGGGGATCAGGAAGTGTACGTTCCCCATGCTTCCAGCCGGATCGAAGCGGGTATAGAAGTTCTGCTTGTCGCCGACATTGATCTGTCTACTCATGGTGCAATGGCCTCCTGTACTTGGGCACGTGTCCACTCCTTCGGGTCGGTGGCGTGCCCGGTTATCAGCTTGACCTCTCCGAACTGGCACAGCTTGCGCTGCAGCTTGCGCTGCTCCTGCTTCACTGCGGGGTTATCGTCGTCGAGGATAATCACGAAGCGCTTGAACCCCATACTTAGCAGGTCGTACACGTTCGCGTCACTCAAGTACACACCTAGCAGCGAGACAGCGTTGGCCTCTCTGCCTACTATTATAGCAGACAGTATGTCCTCTGTCAAGACTACCGTGCTGCTCGGGTTGTTGATTGTCCCTAGGAACATCGGATGCTTGACATCGGGTCGCCGTGCTGTAAGGTACTTCGGCCCGTCGTCATGCGGCATCACCTTACGGGTTTGGTATGCAACAAGCATGCCATCTTTGTTGAACACAGGCAACACCACGCGACCAAGCGAAGCCGACCATCCAATCTGGTAGTGCTCACGCTCCGCTTGCGTCACGCCGTACTTACCCAGCCACACAGCAGCGTGCGGCGGCAGATCGTTGACGATCAGGTCATCGGGCAGGGTGATGCGCCACTCCACCACATTGCCGCTCGGCCTGCGGATGTGTGACTTCTGCCCTGTTCCCTTCGCTCCCTTCTGCTGGCAGTTGTGACAGAACCCAAGCAGTAGCCCGTTCTTGCGCTTGACGTACAGCCGTTGCTTCTTGTCAGCACCAGCCGGACAGCCGACGTGGTTCATGTTCACCTGCTCGCCCTCAGGTAGGGTCTTCAAGTGCGGGTACTGAGCAAGTATCTCTTGCCACTTGAGCCGCTCGTTCATTGCAGCATGCCATTCTCTACCATGAACTCACGGTAGTAATCAGCAAGTGGCTTATGCTTGCGCGGGGATGCAGGCAGCGGAGGCACCGGCTCGTCGTCACGCATGCGCCCATCGCATCCGGGGTATGCCTCGTGCTTGCTCCAGTACAGGCCCTCGAAGTCCCAGTCATGCAAGTCTCGTGCCGCTGCGCTCTTGCGCTTGCACTCATCGCACAGGAACTCAAGCTCGGTCGTGCCCTCGATCTCTACCATGTCCATGTCATTACCGCATGCTTTGCATTTGATCATCACGTCACCTCACTTGAAAGGATTGTATTTGCGGAACTTATCACGCAAGCTATTTGTTGCTGCTTCGCCCGCCGACTTCGGCACTGGTTTCATTCCAGTCAGTTCGTCCTTAAGGACAAGCGTCGCACCATTACCCATGATCAGACTGTCGTGCACCCGGTTCTCGACGTGCGCCAAGTCCACTCCCAGCAGCACCCCGGCTTCGGGTTTGATCATCGCTGATCCATACAGTGCATTGAACATCATCGTCTTTCCAGACCTACGGGCGGCGCTCGCAGCGTGCCGCTGCTTGTCGATCTTATGGCGCACCCGCTCGACCCAATGCCATTGGTACTCTGGATCACGCTGACACAACTCAAGCTCATGTGCAGCCACTTCCGGGTCGCGTGTGAACTCAACGATATGACCCAGCAGTTCAAGGTCTTTGTCATCCAGCGTGCAGCCTGTGCGGTCAGCCATCGACTGCACCTCGGTCGTGCTTATGCTAAGCATAGAGCTAGTTGTATCGTCAGCCGTGCCCTGCATCATACGGCGCTGCTGCTCCATGAGCACCGCATCGAACTGCTGAGCCATACGCTCCGCGATCTCCTGTTGATAGCGTCGACGAACACTGGCCCCGTCCATCACAGCTTTACTCCAAAGCTCGGGAGTAAGAGCATCCGGCACAGCCCCGTCCTTAGGGACACTCGATGTAGTAGCGCTGCCATCCGTGGCAGTGGCGTTCAGTGCGTTTGCTATAAGCTCGTTGTCAGTCATAGCTCACCTCAGTATGATCCGAAG